AATTTCATCATGAAGTTGAACATTTCCCAGAAAATCGTTTATATTAAATGCCATTTTTTATTCTTTCCACTGACTCTTTAAAGATATTGTTTTTGTTTTTTTCTTTTGCAAAAAACTCAACGGGAAGAACTGCAGCAATTTCCCATTCATTTGAAGTTACATTTACCATTCTAGTTTTTATGTGCTCTTTTAGATAACGCTTTAGGCAGGGTCTGAATTCTTTAAATCTTCCAATTCCATCAAGCAGTCTATATGAAATTTTAAATTTTGTTGTTTCATCAAAGTTCTCATTATTCAGTACATTATAAAGCTTGTCCAAAAATCTAATTCTATATCTCGGAGGCAAATAGTGCAGATTTAATCCTAGAAATCCATCGGAGTACTGTTTAATTGGAATCACCAAAGGAAAGCGATCATAATAAGGTAGATCATCTTTAGTTTTCGGATCATAGAAAAAGAAGTACATCTTTCCTATAATCGCTCTAGTTACCATCCTCTCTTTATCGTTTATGATCTGTCGCTTTCGATCAATATTATTCAAGTTTCTCAGTGTAGTTAAAAGCCATGTTCTAGATTCTGTGGTTCTAGCCTCCAGACTCTTTTCTGTCATGTCTTTTTGAATTTTGTCTAATAGTTTGCCCATTAAGATATTTATTTAATATTTAGCTCGTTCTCAGTGAGAATCTTAAATTCCCAACCTCGATCTAAACAATACTCTTTGGCTGCGTTCCACTTGGCTTCGTTTATACCCCAAGTGGCAATTTCATTGATATATGCCTTCGTTACTTTCTTTTTCTTCTCTGGCTGTTTGGTTTGTTTTTCTGGCTTTATCTCGATCATCACTCTCTTTATAGAGCCATCTTTTGCTCTAATCTTTAGAAGAAAGTCTGGAAAGTATCGATGAACTCTTTTGTCTAGAGGAGAGATATACGGCACAACGACTTCTTCGCTCGACCATTCTAGAACGTTTTCGTTTAGATCGAACCAGACCATTGCTTTTCTCTCCCAAAGCGATCGATACCAGATGTTGGTATGATCTCCTTTGTACTTTTTGTAATTTACTGGAGAATACTTTCCTGAATATGCCATAAGTGTTTAAACTATCATATAAATAAATTATATTTATTCCTCCTCGAGAAAAAAATGGCATTAATTTCCAATATGAGCGTTACTGGCAGTAACGATCCCACTAATGAGAGCAGAACATCCAGCGCACTTGCAGCTTTAAATGGACCAGGTCCGTTTCAAACAACAAGCTATTCTTATCCTTTAGATTTAGGAAATAGTGGTGACAGATTACATGCAGTTCAGTTTTTTATAAACGTTCAGCAAAATTCTTCTTATACCCAAAGCAATGGTTATAATATTGACACAAATACCACAGGTACAGCGAATCAAAATAGAGCAGTAGGAACACCTCAACTATCATCAAATTCAAACGCATTAAGCGTCAACCAAGGGTTAAGTGCTGCAGTTGGTGCGTTTGGTGGTGCGTTTGCTGGCATAAAATTGGCTTCTGGTGGATCATCAAAAGCTAAAATTGCTGGTGCGGTAGTTGGTGCTGCAGCTGGAGCAACTGCAGGCGCAGGATTAGCAACAATCATCAAGTCAATTGATTTGACAAGAAAAACCAAAAGAATAACATCAACTATTTCTCTGTATATGCCAGATACGATAGCATTTACATATGCTCATGACTATGATCAATTGAGCATGACAGCAGCATTAGGTAAGCTTGGTTTTACTCTGCAAACAGTACAGTCGCTTGAGGACAGTGCTACAGCAACAATAAAAGAATTTGGTGCTAAATCAGGTATGGGTTCAAGTCCTTTTAGCGCATTGAATGCTCCTGTGGCAGAAATCGCTGGAGCAGCTGCTGAAAAAACTGGAGCGGTTGGTGCAGGATTCAGTCAAGTTGCTTTATATAGTGCGGGCTATGCCCAAAATCCCCAATTCGAAATGTTATATCGTTCAACAAATAATAGACAATTCCAATTTCAATTTAATTTTGTTCCAACTAGTAAAGAAGAAGCAAGAGTTATTCAAAACATCATTAAGACATTTCGTTTTCATGCTGCACCAGAAATTGCTCCTACTGCTGGAGGAAGATATCTAGTTCCTCCTTCAGAATTCGATATAGCATTTTTGTGGAATGGCAGAACAAATGAGAATATTCCAAAAATATCAACTTGCATTTTAGAGAATATTGATTTAAATTTTGCTGCTGGTGGATCTTGGACCGCATTTGATGATGGACAACCAGTTGAGATTTCGATGGTACTAACATTCAAGGAAGTTGAGATGATACACAAACAACTTGTCGAACAAGGTTACTAATGTATTATTTTGAGAATTTTCCAAAAACAATATACAATTTTGATGCATCATCCACATCAATAAAAATTGCAACCAATATTATGGCTAGAACTGCATTTATGCAGTCAATTATGCAGAACGTTTCTGCATACTATCCATATACAGTAAAAGACACGGACACTTTACAATCAATCGCACACAGATACTATGGAGATGCAAATCGTTACTGGATCATTATGATGTTTAATCAGTTATTTGATCCATATTTCGATTTTCCAATGAATCCTGAAGAGTTTCAGAACTATATCATAAACAACTATGGATCTATTTCGTATGCGCAGACAACATTAAAACAGGTTGAGAAAACAGTTATTACTCAGCAATACCAAAATGGATTTTTAATCGACCAAACTTCTAATAATTATGCGATAACAGGAAACACATCAGTAACCTATGACTATGCATTTTTTAATACAACTTCTAACACAGTTGTTCCCACAATAGTTAATTCTAACTATCCAGCAGTAAACAACACAATTACTGAGGTTCCTATTGGTATACCAGACACCATAAGTCCTACAAGAATTGTAGTTACCACCAGTTATACTGGATTGTCGATTTATGACTATGAATTTAGAGCAAACGAAAATAGAAGAGAAATAAAATTGTTAGACAAAGTTTATATCTATTCTGTTGAAACACAACTTAAGCAATTATTAGCAAGTTAGAATTATGTCGAATGATAGCGGTTTAAATGTAGCAGGTGATTATAAAATCAATGATATGTCATTGATTTTGTCTAATGGAACTTCCATAGACGTTAGAAATATCATGGTTGAGTTAAGCATCTATGAGGACATATTCAGTCCGACTCTATCTGGCAGCATTGTAATTAATGATGGTCATGATATATTTTCTGCTTTTGGTATTCATGGAAGCGAATACTTAAGAGTCTCTATCGACAAACCAGGATTACAATTGCCATATGAGAGATTGTTTAGAGTTTATAAAACAACTCTTAGATCACCAAACACACAAAATGATGTCGGTCAAATTTATGTGTTGCAGTTTTGTTCAGAAGAATTGATTTTATCTTTGGGAACACTGATCAGTAAATCTTATAAGAATACTCAATACTCGAATATGATTCTTGATATATGTCAGAACTATCTTAAAATTCCAAGCTTTGATCCTTCTTTGATTGAACAAACAATCGGAAATTATAGTCTGATAATTCCAAATCTAAGACCATTTGAGGCGATTAATTTTATTGGTTCAAGATCATTTTCAGGCACGTCCAAGTATTGTTATTTCTTTTTTGAGACAAGAGATGGATATGAGTTTACCTCTATTCAAACGATGACACAAAGACCTGTTTATAGTGAATATTCTTTGGAGAATAAAAGAATAGATCCAGATCCATCAAATGACACTTCAGGAATTAATGAACTAAGAATTTTAAGTGACTTTGATGTTGTTACTTCTCTCTCAAACGGAGGATTCTCTAGCAAGCTTGCAACAATTGATATCATTAAACAAAAATACGATTTTAACACATATAGTCAGTTGACGCAATTAAGTAATGGTCTTTTAATGAATAAGTATCCTACGATGGGCAATCTAAAGGATCGTAATGGAAATACTATTTTTGACAATTATGATTCTTACTTTAGAATGGTCACCACCTTTACTGAAGACATCAACAAGTTTATGATGAACAGAACAATGCATATGGCGCTTCTAAACAACTTTAGATTGTCCATGAGCATTCCTGGAGATGTGTTGTTTAAAGCAGGCATGATGATTAGCGCAAAGTATCCATACTTTGAGTATTCAGGAACAGGTAATAAAAAGTTTGATAAGTATAGAACAGGCAAGTTTTTAGTTACTGCGGTTAGACATATATTTTCACAAAAACAATACTACACGGTAGCAGAACTGGCTCAAGACTCATTTAATGATCAGCTTCCAGGCGATAATTCGCCACCAACTCTACAGACATTGAGAAAATAATATGACAGGCATGCGAAAAAATTTTATGGGACTGGACGGATTTGTTTGGTGGATGGGTGTTGTTGAAAATCGTCTTGATCCACTAAAACTCGGAAGAGTCCAAGTTAGAATGTTTGGTCTTCATACTAGCGATAAAGGATTAATTCCATCTGAAGATCTACCATGGGCACATCCAATGATGCCAGTAAATGTTCCAATGGTCTCAACTCCAAAAGAGGGAGATTATGTGGTTGGATTTTTCTTAGACGGAGATGCGATGCAGTATCCCGTTGTGATGGGAATTCTTCCAGGCACACCAACACAAACTCCATCGATTAGTCTAGGATTTAGTGATCAAAGAACAAACTTCGATGCATATCCCGCCGAAGGAATTAATGCTCTCTCAGACCGATATCCAAATAGATTAAATGAGTCTACATTAAATCGAGTTTCAAGAAACGAAACGTTAGAAAATACTGTAATTCAAACGATGAAAGATAATCAGGTTGGTCCTGAGCCTGTAACTGCATACGCAGCAAAGTATCCATTTAACAATGCAATGGAGTCGGAGTCAGGACATGTTTTTGAACTTGATGATACTCCAGGAGTTGAGCGAGTTAACTTAGCGCATCGTTCAGGAACTTATATTGAGATGAGACCTGAT